ATACATCAAAAAGATTGTAGGCAGATTGTGGCGAACGAGGAATGTTAAATACTGTTCCTGTTTTTGAACCACCAGTTCCTCCGTTTCCGCCAGAACCCGCAGCACTAACCCCGTAAGAACCTCCCCCGCCACCACCAGAACCAGCACTTCCAGCAACTCCAAGAGATTTAGCGGCGGCTGCTCCATTGTTTCCATTAGACCCGTTTGCTGCACTACCAGAAGAGTCTCCTCCTTCTGCTCCTATAAGTCCCGCTTGTCCAATGAGTGTTCCAGAAATAGTTCCGTCTGCTTGTGCTGCTGCACCAGCAGCTCCAGCCGTTCCTCCAGCACCACCTCCGTTTACTCCAGCAGTTGCGGTTGCTCCAGCTCCACCAGCACCACCTGCCCCACCAGTACTTCCGATTGTTCCATTGTTTATTAAATCATTTGAACAAAACACACGAAAGCCATTTGTATCTAATGTAGCCCCGTTATTTACTGTTAGGTTTTCATAAAAAACATCTGCGGAAAGAGTTGTTGTTCCAGTTACAACCACATCACCTGTAGACCCGTCACCAAATATATTTTGTCTTGTTGCGTCTCGTAAATCTTTTGTACGAATACCACCGAGGTTTCTTGGGTTCAAGCCAGAAATAGCGTTCTCTAAATCAAGAACTTTTTTCTTTAGCGCTTCTTGGTCGTCTTGTCCAAAAATATCTTCTGGTTCCATTTATTTATACGCAGATGCGTCGTTAATAACCAACTTAAATCCTATAGAAGTAATTTTTGGACTAGAGGTTGTGCTTGAAGTAAGAACTAATTTTATTCGGAATACTTTTTTATTTGCAAATGCTTTTGTTTTAAATGCTCCGATAGTTCCGCCCGTTGTATTGAAAGAGGTGCCGTCTCCACGGAAAACTTCTGCATAACTTCCATAATCTCCCGCAACAAAACAATCAACATCAGTGCTTGCCACCATTGGATATGTTGTTACGAAAACGTCTGGTAGGTTTTTCATTGTAAGAGGATTGTTGTCGTCTAGGATAATTGTTTCGTATGTTGCAGACGAACTTCTTGATGGGGAGTTGTTCCCCTCACATCTACAGTGGTCGGCTGTTCCGTTATCGTAAAATGCTCCGTAGAAGTTTGGTCCCTGAACCATCACTGCGGTTGGTGCGTGTGTTGCATAACTTGTAGTATCAAACCTCTTCGAAAGAACCAGTGCCATCGGCTTGTCTTGGTCTAGTTGTCCTAATCCATAAATACCCGTCTTATCTGTTTTGTATAGTCCGAAATAAAGGACGTTGTTTTTTCCAGAAAGCATCTTTGCTGAGGAGATTGGCTGTGTTGATGTTTCTGTTCCAACGTTTGTGATAAGTAGTCCAGGAATTTCAATTGGAACTGCACCAGGGAACGCCCCAGTGAGTTGGAAAATTCGTGCTTGTCCATTTATAGCACACAAGATTTTAATAGTTTCTCTGTCGTTTACAATCCATTGTGGACCACCCATTGAGATGTTAAATGAGTCATCAACCTGTGTTGATTCAGTTAAGTCCCACCAAAAACCCTTAGAAAGATTACTTAGTCTATTTATATTTCGTGCGAGGATAATAGAAACATCTGAAACGGGAATGATGTCCACCGCCTCCCAGTCTTTTGGTAGAGTAAATGCGTTGTTTGTAAATACTCCGTCTTTGTCTATTTTCGCAATATAGTTACCATTACAAATATAAAGTTCCCCAAACATTACTTTCATGGTTGGTCGCATAAACGAACCATTAAGCCCTGTTAGTTGTGAGTTTGAGTCTAGTGAGCCTGATGCAGACCACGCAGAGCCAGTCCAGCGTTGTTCTGCCGCAGCACCAATGTTATAGCGAGCTACATACCAAGTTGTTGAAGTTCCTTTAATGTAATATAAACTGTTTGGGTTTGAAGCCTCCGTTGTTCTGAAGTATTGAATAGGAGAAACTACTGTTGCGAGATTGGTTGAGTCTGATGATGTTACGAGTGTCGCAAAAGAACCAGGATTATCTGCTCCACCAGAGGCAACAGAAACTATTCTGACCTTACTTGCGGCGGTTTCTTTTCCATAACCATAGACAACATCACTACTATCTGCTGTATAGGCGTATATTTCCGTAGATGCTGGCATTGAGTCGGTAGAAACGATTTGTTCTGCTTGTATGTAGTCAGCGTTTGAAAAAATATCAATCTCCTCTATGTTGTATGCTGCACCAACAACCTTAGACTTATCGTCTCGGACAATTCCGCCATAAAACTTATTTTGGATTTTGATTTTTTCTTGTGCCATATTACATTCCTACTCCCATTAAACTTAATAGTGGTGTTGCGGCTGGGGGAGAACCTCCTGCTGGCTTAAAAGAAACCATAATAGTACTGAAGTTTGAACTTCCGTCTCCTGTTACTTGCATTGATTTATTTCCTGCGGGTGTAACTGCCCCGTTGCTATCATAAATAGATGGTGAGTTAAGAATACCAGATGGTCCGTTTACAAATGTTGAACCCGTACCCGCAGCATCAGTACCATCGTCTGCGTGTGCGAAAAGAATAGTCCAACAATTATCTGCTATGGTTGTTACAGAGGTCGTAAGATTTGCCCCAGCTCCCGTGTTGGTTGTGTTTGCATCTGGTATTCCAGTAGTCGAAGCGTCTGTGTAAGAAACAGAAGCTCCACCGATTCGTGCGGAGCTACCACTTCGGGTAAGTACAACATTATTTGTTCCTGTTGCTGGAGAAGCTAAATACCAAACGGTTGTATAAGTACCGTCTGCGTTCAATACCGAAGAACCGACTTTTGTTCCGTTTGTCCCGTTAAAAGCGGCACTTGTGAAGTTGTCTGAACCAGAGTTTGAATACGCAGACATCCACATAATGTTTCCTGCGACATTATTATGAGCAAAAGTAAGGGAGGTTACTCCTGCTCCAGACTGTGCTTGTGCTGATGAGTCTCTTGCTATTGCCATAGGATTTTATTCTTAAATGCCTTATTTATGTCCACAACTCCAGTTTCAGTAATCGTGTCGTTTACGATATTCTCTTTTTTAAGTTCTACTGTTTCAAGGGGGTCTGGTGAGTCTATTTTAATTACTGCATCTCCCTCGATTATCATATATTCATTTTCTCCCAAAAATCCTGATGGGGTATTTACTTTTGGATAGTCTGATGAGTGAAGCCATATGTAGCCTTCTTTTTGTGGTTGTCCTGCTCCCTGTTTCCCTAAATCTTTATATTCTTTTTCTGAGATTACTTGAACAAAAATAGAACCATCAACAAGAGACTGGAAAGTATGAATATACTGAGTTCCAACAATATCTCGTTTGGTCAGTTTTTTGTTAAGCGATTTCATATTAGTCTATAAATCCTGTAATTGTGAGTGAGTGTGTTGTTACTGTTGTTGATGTGATACAGAGAGCTGTGTTGTCTGTAAGTTTAATTGGATTTTTAAAATTAACAGAAGCTCCTCCGTTTATTGCTGGGTAACACTCCCACTTGACTGTTCCACCCGACCCGTCTAGTAAGGTAACATTTCCCGCGGTTGCTCCGTTTGACAAGAAAATATCCGTAATATAAATTGCCACACCCGCTCCTGGTGCAGCCTTAATTGAAGCATTGGTTTGGGCTGAGGCATAGTCTACTGAAACATCGAAGAAGCGTGGGTGTTCTGTTGCTACAAATTGTCTTCCCACAAGGTCAGAGATAGCATTTACTCGGTCTGCTTCTGCTACTGCGGTTTGCGGTGCTGTTCCGTCAAGTTCGTATGCTTTCATACCAATCTTTACTGGATTACCAGAATCTACTGAGTCGTTTGGTGTTGCTCCACCGATAGCTAAAGCATCAACAGCACTTGAACCAGTTTCGTCTACGAGAGATGAGTCAAGCGTTCCGTCTGTGAGGCGTACTTTTCCAATATTATTTGTACCCGCTGCTATGGTTAAGATGTCTACCTGTAGGTTTCCGTCTGTATCTGTTTTAATTGTCTGTGCGTTCGTTCCGTCTTGTCCAGCGATTAAGATACCTTTTGTTGGGGTTGCTGCTCCGTCTGTTGCAACTGTGTCATCAATTAACTGAAGTGCTGTGAGTACTGCTCCGTTTTCTTGAACGACAAAAGTTCCGTTATTATCTACTGTTACTGAACCACCCCCGTCTGATATTGTTACCGAGGTTGATGCTGCTGCGATGTCTACTTGTAAGTGTCCTGAAGCGTCTACATCTGCTCGATTTGCGTCTGTTGCGCCTACGAGCCTTACGAGCTGTCTGCGAGAGGTGTCAATACGAGCCGCACCAGCGTCTCCTTCGTCAATCGTATCTGTTCCTGTTTCGTCTGCAACATATCCTTGCATTATTACTTTATCCGTAGCTGGAGTGAATGCTGCATCGTCTGTTTTTACTGTATCGTCAATAAGTTCTACTGCGGTTTCAATATCCGTAGTGTCTCCTGCGATAGTTGCGAGGTGGGTTGTTTGTGATTGCTGTTCCGCGAGAGTTGATGCTCCTGTTGGGAGTGGGAGAGAGGCTGCGGTTACTGCCAAAGATGCGTCAGAAGCAAGAGCAACGGGAATACTGTTTGCTGTTGTTTGCTGCCCACGAACTAGTGGGGATGCAGCCCCGTCTGCACCGAGGTCTACCTTAATTCTCTGATACTGTACACCAGAAACATCGTCTGTTGCTACGCTTACTCCCGAACCTTCTGTTATTTCTATATTGTCTGCCATGTTTTAATTTTTAGTTATGTTATTATATGTTGCCGTATTCTTTGTTAAAGTTGTATATAGTGTTGAAATGATTGTTGATGAGTATGTAAGAGCGAGAAGTAGTCCTATTGGCATACCCGCAACAATAAGTCCGTTGTTTTGAACGGTTGTGTAGGTTGCGGTATTTTTAGTTTGTGGTGTCCAGGTTGCCATTATATATAATCTCCAGTTCTGTGTGCTGGCATTACTGATAATTTAACCGCCTTATTCTTGTCTCCAAAGAAATCGTAAAGCTCTAGTTTTAGGGCCTCAATTTCACTTCTAATGCGGTCAATCTTTCCAGATGTGTCGTTCACAAACAACCAGTCGTGGGCTGCACCAAGAGAGAGTATTCTGTGAAAGTTTTCTGCAAAGCCTGGTTCTTGTGTCGTGTCACCAACAACAAATTCGTCAAGCTCTCTTGCGAAGTATAATTTTAATCCTGCGGTTGTGGTTACGCTTGCTGTTGCGGGTGCTGGTTCAAGCCAAATTGAATTACCAAAAACATAGGCGTATTTTGGCATACCACTTGCTGTTTCTGCGTCTGTTATAGTTCCTTTGATTTGGTCTCGGTCTACGATTTGTATACGCTTTGAGTTTCCGCCACTATCCTTAACTTCTACGGCGTGTAGCTGGAGAACTCCAGTTGGGAGTGTGTAGTCGTTTTGTCCGTCTACGAGTGTGGTTGTTGCTATTGGGAGGTCTGTCTGGTTTGAGTCATCAAACTGCCATGCCTTGCTTGCTTTCCAAACCCAAGTTGCCGCCTTGTAATACCAGCGGTTCATGTTGCGAGTTAAGTCCGCATTTGAATATGCGGTTGAGTCTGTTCCACAGAGGAAGTGTGTGTCTGATTTAAGGTCGCTATATGTCATATCTAGCGGCGTTCAAGACACTCGTTTGTTATAATAATACCAAACTTTCCTGTTTTCGTCAATTAAAAAGAGTTGATGTGCTTACATCTGGGGCACTTGATTTTAACCTTCCCCTCTCGTGGCCCATCACCCTCAGCGAGTTTCTTGCCACATTTTTTGCATTTTAAATCAACTGGCATAGTTTTTCCGCCTCCTCAGGGCTTATATTAACGGGGAAATAATATCCTTTTGGATAATCTTTTGTTGCCCCACCATACATAGGAAAGGTGGATAGTGGCTTGAACCATTGGCGGACACCATACTCAAACAAGTGGTCGTAGTTCTTTTCTGTTGGGAAATCATATACCCACACAACCTCGCTTGGGATTCTTTTTATCTTTTCTGAGTAAATGAGTGCTATCTTTTCTCTATTTAAGAGTTCTTTGTTTATTTCCTTTAGGCTCTTGATTGCGAGCTTTGCCTGCGAATCAGTCATGCGATAATTAAAACCAATTTCTTTATGAAAGTAGTTGTGGTCTTTTCCGAAAGCCATACTTTTAAGGTTGTTTAATCTCTCGGTGAGTTCTGTGTCGTTTGTGGTAATAATTCCACCCTCTTCCGCGTGAACTATTTTGTTTTTATATAAAGAAAAAACACCAACATCATAAGAGCCCACCTTCTTACCATTCCATTCTGCTCCGTGAGCCTCTGAACAATCTTCAATCACCCGAAGATTATACTTCTCTGCAATCTCCATTATCTTTCCCATATTACACACCCGCCCGTAAATATGAACCGCCATAATTACTTTTGTTTTTGGGGTGATGTATTGCTCTATTTTTTCTTCGTCTATATTGAGGTCATCTCTCCAAGGCACAAATACAGGAGTTGCCCCAGTGTATGATACCGCAAAACCACACGCTGCCATTGTAAAATCAGGAACGATTACCTCGTCTCCCTTACCAACACCAAGTCCAACAAGTGCAAGGTGTAGTCCCGCAGTCCCAGTATTAACCGAGACAGCGTGCTTTGTTCCTATATATTCTGCGAAAAGATTCTCAAGCTCTTTAAAATACCCAACCATTTTTTTGGTAATCTTTAATCGTTTTTTCTAACGCTTCTTGAAAAGAGACTTTTGGGCGTACCATAATCGTGCTGTATAGTTTTGTATTATCTGATTGCAGGTGCCAGATTTCCCATGGGCGTACTCTCGCTTCGTCTACTTCAATAGTAATTTCTTTTCCCATAATCTTGCCAACAAGTTTAGCGATGTCGTATATCTTTATTCCCTCTTCTGAACCCATGTTGTATACTTCTCCAAATTTACCTCGCTCTAAAAGGTCTACTGCCATACGAACTGCATCCCCCGCGTACTGGAAATCTCTGAATGAATTATTCCCAAGGCGAACAACATTTGATTTTGCTACCTGTTGGATGATTTCTGGGATAACGTATGGGTGGGTTTCTCTTTCGCCTAAACAATTGAACTGTCTCATGGCGATAACAGGAGTCCCCGCTTCCTTGTATCTACATTGTACGAGTGAGTCAATTGCTAATTTTGCTGCCCCGTAAGTAGAGTGTGGAACCGCTGGATATTCTTCGTTTATTTTATGTTCTGGTGCATCTCCATATATTTCTGCTGAAGACACCTGAAGAATACCCTTAACACCAGCCTCTTGTGCTGCGTTCATAACCAATAACGCACCGCGAGCGTTTATATCAAATACGTGGAGTGGTCTTTCAAAAGAAACTGGTATGTATGGTTCTGCTGCGTAATTAAAAACGTAGTCTATCTTATGTTCAAGGAAAATCTTACGAAGCTGTTCTTCTGAGTGCGTAATATCACACCACATAAACTTTGCCTTTGGATTAACAAATTCCTTTTTCCCAGTTATTAAATTGTCTAGCACGAGCACATTACATTGAAAAGAGTTTATCAAATAGTCTACTAGGTGAGAACCCAAGAAACCTGCTCCACCGATAACGCAAACGTTTGATTGTGCTATTTTTCGCATATCTTTTTGTATGTCTTTTTAAGGTTTTTCCACGAATGTTTCGCCCCCCACACCTTTCCTAATCGTGAATATTCTGTTATGTCTTTATCATACCACATATCTATGGTTTTTGCAATATCTTCTGGTGTAATAACTGCTGATAAGAAGGGTCTTGCGATAGCTTCTTTTTTGTAACCACTAACGGGAATGAGTAATTCTTTTGGCAACCAGCTGTTCATTGGAAATCTGTCTGCTGCCATAACTGCCATACCAGAAGCAAAGGCTTCTTGTAGGGGAAGTGATAGACCATTAAACTTCTCTGGGAAAATAAACACGTCTCCCTCTGACCAAATATCATCAAAGTGCCCTATTCTATATTCAATTCTTGGGTCGTCAATTTGCTTCATCGGGATTTGGCTTCTGACGATTAGTTTTATGGGTGACTTTACGTGTTGCATGGCGAGTAGTAGTTCTCTGGTTCCATTTCTACCACCAAGTCCACCATTCCCCGCGTTATGAACAAAGACACGAGCCCGTTCTCTTAGTTTCCACTTCACATCAACTGGAATGGGTATGTACTCACTGTTCGGGAAGAATTGTTGGTCTAATTCTGATGGACTAATAATAAGGTCTGGTTCGTATGGTAATGGATTTGGTGTGCACTCATACATTGGGATTAAAATAGTTTTTATTCCACGCTCTCTCGCACGCACAATTATTTTCCAATCAAAAGCAGACTCAAAAAAGATAAGGGTTGAGCACTGTTCCAAGAGTTCTTCTGTTGATACGTGCTTGTCGTACCACTCATAGTGGTTTTCCCGTGAGCTATGTGCTCTTATTGACACGAGGTCAATTATTCCATTATCGTAAAATGCCTTAGCTAAATAGCCAAGACCTTGGTCTGTAGCCAAAACAATAGAGCCTACTTTTCCCATAGATTTTTGTCTATGTCCTCTTTAGTTTTTCCCTCTAGGTCGCAACGAGACATATTCCCCACAAACGGGTCCCAGATATGACCAACGTCAATAAGCCATCGGTTTCCTGAACCGTGAAATTGAGAAATAAAAGCATTTGCCGCCATGCCACACGAGAATAAATAGACACGATTATCCATCATTAAAAATGGCGGTGGCGTGTCGAATGCGTTTGATGCTGGAACTTCTATAAACTGAGCGCCAGGAAACTCTTTTGCAACAAACGGCCGAATAGACGCATTTGCAATAAAGGTAAGCGGCATCTTTTTTAATTGTTCTATAAATGGATACAGCTCACCGCTGGCCACCGCCTCTCCTAAAAACTCGCTGTCGTGCCAATCAACATCTGGGTACTCATTTTCCATACGAGTTCTGTCTTGTGGTAATACCCTCTGCATACCATAAATAAACGTTGGGTCGTTTTTGTGTTTCATTGAGTCTAGTAATCCAGCTCGTAACTCTGGAGAATATCTACACCCGTTAGAGTTTCCACCACGTTTCCCCCACATACAATACATTTCCCCGTCCCCATAACGAGCAAAACTAAATGTTTCCCCACGCTTTAGTTTATCCACATAGTGTTGTAATTTATATGATTTCATATTCCGTTGGGTTTTCGTATTCTAAAATAAGAACCTTCTTTGCAACTCTCTTTAGCTCTTTTTGCATCTTCTTCCACTCTTCCTCGCCGAGATTGTCTATAACCATCTTTTTAATAGAAACACAGAACGCCCAATCAAACTGCTTTTTTCCAAACGGGAGACTTTTTAGGTTTCCTTGAATGAAGGTTTTCTTTGGGTATTTTCCTTGTGCCTTTTTTATAAACTCTGGAGAAAAATCAACGCCCGTGTAGTTTTCAAATTCAGAAGACCATCTCCCGTAACCACAGCCTGCGTCTAAAACCTGCGAGTCTTTTGGTATGTGAGTTTTGAGTAGTTCCTTGTGTGCTTTATTTATTACACTCCACCCAGCGTCATGTATAACATACACAGAGAAGTGCTCTTGCACCGCGGTTTTAATTCTTTCTGCCCAGAACTCTAATTTGTCTATAGGTTTTGACATAGTTTTTTATATGAAGCAACGCCTAATACCGCATCTCCGCCCGCATATAGATTTGGAACAACCCTCTCCTTGAATCCTATCTTTCTATAAAACTTTCCCGCGGATACGTTGGAACGAAGCCTAAAAACAAAAACAGAATGATATGGTTCTATGAAGTCTAGCATCTCGGAGACTAATTTTGTTGCGTGTCCTTTTCCTTTATGCCGAACCTCAATAAAAAGTATCTCTACGTTGTCCCCCGTTCCCAATCTCCACACAATATAACCAAGCGGATTATAAATATAAGAACAGTCTGTGTACCCACTTATTCTTTTTAGGAGCTCTTTCTTTGTTCGCATGCGTTCTTAATACCATTATACAATCCACGAGCCATTTCGTCAAAAGAATACTTCTCCACATGTGTTCTCGCAATAGTCCTGTCGAAATCTTTTCCGCCCCACATTTCTAATATCTTTTCTTTTAAATCTTCGTAGTTATCGTATTGGAAATACGCACCCAGTTCCCGTAGGTAGTCGCTCGCCCCCATATACGGAGAATTTGAAACAAGTGAACGCTTGCCATTGAATAGCCCCTCCATAAGTGTAAGTCCGCCCGTAGATGCCTCTCTATACCCACAAGTCATAAAGGAGCATTCTGACACCAGTTTCCGAAACTCCTCTTTTGAATAGCCATGTTCTGTGTGCACGTAGGGGATATTGAGTTCCTCGCAAGCTCTCTTTACCCAACCAAGGTTCTCCTCTGGATAATCCCGCACTGGGTCAAGAACATACCCACCATTCTTGGTGTCGTGGTCGTATGTGAGAATGCCTGTGTGTACAACAATAGACTGAACATCAAGTAGTTCTTTAAGTCTTTTTTGTTGTCCTGACGATGGCACAAATACAACGTCTGACTTTTTTAAAACTCCAGCATAAAATGGCCAATTATATCCAGGACTCCTTCCTTCGTGTGCCCACAAATAATAATCCCAGCAATATGTTACTAGTGGTTTTTTATATATTGCGCTCAGTTGTTCGGCACGTTCACTCATGATAATGGAGGCACAGTATATTGCCTCTGCTTCTTCTGGTGGAACAAAATCAAAGTAATTCTTCATAGCCTCGAGTTGTTCGTCCTTATCGCCCTCGGTGAAGTTTTCTACGAAGTGAAGTTTAATTTTTGTATCAACTCTTTGCATTTTTTATCCATTGTGTAATTATCTCGTACCCACTCAAAGTTTTTCTTGACTATCTCCTCCCGCTCTTCTTCGTTCTTTAAATAGTACTTTATCTTTTTTAAGAGGTCCTTGGTGTCCCCCCTCTTGTAGGTGACTATGTGGGGATATTCTTCTTTTAATCCAGGTACGTCTTGGTGTATCAAAAATCCCCCACGACCAAGGGTTTCAACAACCCTATTAGACCAGTAGTGTGGTGAATACACGCTATCCCCAACAACAACGCCAGTTTTTGCATAAACTTTATTTAGGTCTGTCCCGCGAAGTTCGTCTGTATTACCGTATCCAAACCATTTAAATTTAAAATTTTCCTTTACTTCTGCGAGCGCGCTTATTCTTTCGGTGTTCGCTGGATTATGAGACCCAACAAAAATAACGTCATGTTCCCGTGGTTGTTTGGGGTACAGAAAGCACTCTTCTTTATAGATACCTTGTCTAACAAGCTGGTGATTTATTCCCAGCTTTTCAAATTTTTTTTGATTTCCACCGTCTGTTGTGAAAACATAGTCTGCTTTAAAAAATCCCTGAATAGAAACCTGTGGCTCGCGCACATAACCAAAATATAAATCAAAAATCCAACATACGGTTTTCATGCCACGCTCCCTATGTTTTTCTATTGTTTTTATACTTTCTGGTGGTGGGTTCCATTTACTAAAAATAAGTATCTCTGGCTTAGTCTTGTCTAGTGTGTTATTTAAATCAAACCACCCAATATGTCTTGGGATACGGGTGACCTCGTGGCCAATAGACTCAAAAGACCGAGCAATATATTCTTCGTCATGGAATTTATGAAAGTTTCCGATAAGACCTATTTTCATTTTGGTAGTGCTGGTGTTTTTCTTGGCTGTGTTTCTGGAGACTCTCGTAGTTTATTTAAAAGACCTTGTGTGTCGAGTTGTATCATCTTTAACTCTCTTCCTAAATCATCATAATACGCCCCAGCTTTCCACCTTTTCATTGGGTCATATTTTTTATATCTTTCTATTTTTCTTTGCCTGTCTTCTTTCTTCATAAGTCCATAATGAAGGAGGTAGTATGGTGCGTGCCAACCATATTTATAAACTATTGGTGGCCCTAGACCGCAGTGTACATTTTTCTTTTGAAACTGTAAGCCGTATTCTGGAAGGAACTTATAAAATCGTATGTTCCAAAATCTCTGTATCCCAGCATCGTGTGCGAAGTGGTGTTCGTCATTATATAAATTAACAACAAGGAAGTTATATCCTATCTCTGTTGTTCTTGCGAGGCGTTCTGCCTCTTCTCTTGTGAATTCTGGAGCAAACACCTCATCCATATCTAGGGCAATAATCCAGTCTGGGTTTAATTCCCCTGCCTTAGTAAGGAGCTCTGTTTTTATATTTGGTTGGTCAATTCCCCATTCTCTATTGTCTTCGTACTGCATGAACCCGTACTTCTTTATGAGTTTCTTTTCCTTGAGGGTCGCGTTGTTTGTTACGATAATAACTTCATCGCAAAGACGCTTGAACTCACGCATGGTTTTATCCATGTATCGAGAGGCTTCGTTCGGACCACAAACTCCTATTCCAACGATTTTAACTGAGCCTTCAGCCATACAAGTTTTTTATCAATATCTTCGTTTGCGTGTATGCAGGAATCTACTATCTTTTTTGCCTCCGCTGTTTCTGCTCGTTCTGGTTCTTTATTCCACAACATAGCAACCTCGTTAGTGGCCTTCTTCATTTCCAACTCCTCGATATACTCCTTAATGTGTTTTGTTTTAAACTTGTTCATTTTTTAATACTTTTTTAAGCTGTGCTTTGTTTGGTAATCGCCCCTCTTTGATGGCTTTGTTTATTTTCCTTGAAACAATCTGTTTTATGAGGGTTGTTTTCTTCTTGTCCTCAACAACTCTTTTTTTACTAAACACCCCATCTTCCTTTAGGGTTTGGAGCTTTCGTTTAAGCTCTGGGTTTGCTGTATCCGATTCGAGAAGTTTGTCTACAATGAATTCTATTGTCGGACTTGCTGGCACCTCGCGTACTGCGTGTTCCCGTATTTCCCTCGGTATACTCTCTTGTATTTCTCTCAGAACTTTATTTATAGATTCTTGTGTCCAACTCATCTTAGTTTTGTTATGTCTAATTGGTTCCCGCTTCTGTCCATGTAGTCGTGATTAGGAGGTATTTCTGGGTGTTTCTTTGCCTCCTCTATTTCATCTTCCATTCCTTTTAAAAACCTTACTCTCGCTTCTTCTTTTTTTCCTTCCCTCGCGAGCGTCTCTGCTTCCCTTTTTGCTTTTTCCATAATTGTTCCATCAGAGGTTCCAATGAGTTTTGGTTTTGGTCTTACTATAAGTCCTTTTGGTGGGTTGGAGTATAGTCCCCACGCATCTCGAGCGTTTGCTGATATAATTGTTCCGTCAAACCTTTCAAAGAAATACCACTTATTGTTTGCTGGGTGTAATGAGTCAGACATTTTACATATTATACATTATTGTGTAAAAAATACAAGTGATTGCTTCCAGAATTTGGGGGACTTCTTCTGGTTATCCCCCAAACAATCACTAAAGATTATGAACCAAGGAATGCTGATGATGCGTTGATAACTACGCCAGCTGGTTCACGAAGAACCTTAACTCCGTAGAGAATATCAACTACAGCGAGAGTACCGAGGTTTCGAACCTGGTTCTCCATCTGTACACGAATGCGGTTTCCACCACGTGTTTGAACTGCGAATCCAAGACAACTCTTGTGTAAGAGGAGGTTTCGGTAAGTCTGTAAACCTGAAACAATGTTTGAGGTTGTGTAAACTGGGATTCCGAAGAGAACTCCCTTTGAGTTGAGTGCGTATCCTGAGCCACTGAAGTTACCAGTTCGTACCATTCCTGCTTCGTTTGCAGGACCTACAGAATACTGTTGGTAGAACTTAGCAACTGCGTGAATCTGATTCCAGTATACGTATGGGTGGAAGAAGAATGCACATTCTGAAAGACGATACTTTGCAGTTTCGAGCTTTTCAATTGATTGACGAATTTCTGAATCAGTTACCACAGTTGCGGTGTCTCCAACAACGTTAGTTGAAAGAGATGACCACAATGCTGCGATGTCTGCTTCGAGTGCTTCTGCCAAGAGGTTTCGTGCCTCACGTGCATAAATTTCCATTACACCATATCGAGACGCAATCTGTTGGAGGTCTTTGTCTCCAATAATCCATGCAACATACTTATGTGTGTCGATAGTAAGAGTTGTGTCTACTGTGTCTGGTGATGCGGTTGTGATTTCTGCTCCTTGTGTTGATTGTGATGAAACTGTCAATGCGTTGGTGTAGAAATCTGGAACGTGAAAGATGTCTGCTCCTTCCGTTGCGAAACTTGAGAGGTCAGTACAAAAATTAGCGAGAACTGTGTCGTTGAATGTTTTTTCATTCACGATACGTGTCCACTCTTCATTGATGACTGCCACCAAATTGGTCCCTGTGAATGGGTCTGATATTACTGCCATGATTTATTGTGGCAAGTAATACCTGTTGTTAAGGTACTACTCTGCCTGATTAGCTCCACCCCCCTTTAAACGCATTTCCCAAGCCTTCTGCTTTTCATCTGCTGAAACGGTTTCGTCTCGGAAAATATCATTTATTGGTTTTCCATTGTACGTTCGTACTTTGTTTGATGGAGTTGGTGTAGCCTCGGAAGATTTTTCTTCTTCTCTCATCTTACTAACTGCTGCTGAAACAAAAGGACTTTTAGCTGCTTCTGGGAGAGAAATACCTTTTGCACGGGCGTATGCAGCGATTTCGCTGATAACCTCGGGCTTGTATCCCTGCATTCGTAGCTCTACTCGTTCTTCTACTTCACGGAATTTGTCGTCTGATGATGCTACATCCTTTTTTGGTAATTGAGCCAATTCCTTTACTTTTAGCTCTGCTTTCTTTGCCCGTTCGAACAATCTTCGATTCTGCTCTTTAAGAGCTTCTTCTGCTGATTGACTTGAAGTATCTTCTACCAGTGCTTCAAGACTTTCTTCTGGCTCAGGTGTTTGAGAGTCCTGAAACTCATTATTATTTTCCATTTTTAGAGATGGTTACTCTGATAATCTGTGTTTAAAGGATGCACAGCCCCCTTGGTTTTATTCGTAACTTGTTCCCGATGTCTTCTGCATTTGACCCTGAAACTTAATCTTGTTGATTACTTCTTCAATGGCCTTAGATGCTCTTACTGACGACTCCCTCGTTTCTTCTTTGTCCCAGTTACGCGAGTCGCACGTGTAGGCTTGGAGTCTTTCGAGGTAACTGATGAGGGATTTCCCAATATCAGATTTATGTAGTGTCTTAAAAAGTTGTATATCTTGTTCATTTATCTTCATACTTGATTAGTTACTGGTAATGTTCCGACCTGTCCCTGCCCTGGCTGAGAGAGCGAGCCCCCTTGGGGTAACGGGTTTGCGTCTAGGTCATCGGAAACCACATTTAAATCAATAGGGGATAGTCCCGCCATTGAGAGGAGCTTGAAGTAGAGTGTTCTCGTTCCTTTGTTTTGCATAATCGCTGGATTTCCTGAGAGTGTCTGGAGTGCGAGGTTTATTGATTGTGACATCGCTCCTGTATCAAACTGTTCTCCTGTCGTGTTCACGTCAATTGTATACTTTGCATCTCGGTAATAGTTCTCTGGAACTTTCACATAGCGATTCTTTTGCTTTTTGAGAACTTCCTGTGCTCGTATTTTTGCATCCAACACCTGTGCTCGTGAAGGGAAAAATCCTGTCTTGTTGGCGTGTTTCATTATTGCATTACCAACATACGCATCGATAATTGTCTTGTCTAATTTATCCAATTCCTCATCACTTCCTAAGAAGGTAAGTATGTGCTCCTTTGAGTTTTGGTTTTGGAATGATGGGATAACATCTTCTCGAATAAGTTCTGTTACGAAGATACCGAACTGTTCTCTCTTGAGTTCAAAGTATGAGGTAACCATTCCCGCAGAAATGTTTGCAACACCCAATGGTGTTCGGGAAGGAAGATTTTCCCCACGAGAGATGTCAAACGAGAATGTCTTTCGGTCTCCGTTCTGGTCCCATCGGCCTCGTGTTGCATTAAATGCAGCAAGGTTACGTTGCTCTGTTGCAATCGGGGTGATTTCTGTTTCTGATTTAATTATGTCTCCGTTCTCTGCGTCCGTAAGGATGTTTGAACCCCCAACTGAATCATCTCGTGTCTGGAGAAGTTGGAGTGCGGAGAGGGCAAGACCCTTTCGTTCAAGGTTCTCTGCTTCGTTTGTAGCAATCTGGTTGTCTTCGAGATATTCTACAAAACCAAGACCGAGCCATCTTCCTGGAACATTTTCCCACTTGAGTTCTCGATAGGGGAGTTCCTTAACTGTGTCTGTATGTATAGTAAGTGGTTGTGCATAATCTGCCTCTTCGTTTATAAGTGCCTCAACTGAGCGGTTGGTATATTTACCACCTTTTTGTTTTGCAAACACGTCAGCTTGAATTGTTCGCTTCCACTTCTTGCCTGATTTTTCGTAACATTCGTATACGAGATATTCGGAATCCTCTCCGCGGGCATAAAGCTCGGTTGTATCCCACCCCATGTCATCGATTTCTTTTGGAGACATCACGTGAAGTTCATACACAAAAGAAGAATCCTCCATACACTCAACTGTTGGGTCAAGGCGAATGTTGTGTAGATTTACTTTCTTAACATCATCCCCAACGATTTTAACAACAACGTGTCCGTACTTAGGATAGTCGTGTGCAATTTGATTAAGAATCTTTCCAAAGCCCTCATCTTTCATCCACTGCTTTAGCTTTCGTTGCATGAGCCACACCTTTAACTCATCTCCACTTCTGTCGGAGTGAAGAATCACGTCTTTGGTGTCTAGGTCAATGAACTTGGTCGCAACATCACACGGTGGCTTGACTACATTGAAGAAAAACTTTCTTCGGCCACGAGAATCAAACGCTCCCGTCTTGAACTTGCCGTTATAATACAGGTCAATCGTCTTGAGTGTGTTGATATGGTCAAACGAATACCCCCCTGGCATTTCGATAGGGTCGTAGAAGAGTTGAATGTTCGCGCGAGTATTCGACATAATACACAGGTTCTCGCGGAACTCTTATTGGTAGATATATTTTATCACACGTTTCCTTTCTTGTCTAGTAACGCGCTCTAAAAGATTTTTTTCTCTGAGTGTTGGTGCGGTGATTCCCCAGTACGCAAGCATCATAGACATGATTTTATCGTCGTGGTATCCGTTCTGTGCCCCAGCACCCTTCATCCTCGCCTCATCAGAATATATAAATGTTTTAAGTTCGTCGTGGGTTTGCTTGTCTCGAACTTTTGCGAACTTCTTCTGGAATAGGTTCTTCATATTTTCTATTAACTGCACCTTGGTTGCGTAGTTGGTAAAGAAACCGAGCTTTTTCGTGGTTTTCTTCTCTCGTTGATTAAATATCTCTCGTTCATAAATACGGGCGTACTTCTTTTTGAGGTCTTCTACCACCGCCTGCCCCCCTCCTTGGACTTCTGGGATTACCAAGGGTTTGCTTTTAAGTGAATACATATAGGCAAGCTGGAGGATTTTATCGGTAATAACGTTTAAAGGAACGAATTGGGAATAAGTCGCTACAATCTCTCCGCTATCCTTACTTACGACCGTAATCGAACAAGGGTCTACGGCTCCTTCTGAGGGGTCTACGCCGATTTGGTAATCCTCAGCACGAGGTTCTTGGTAAATCTTAATACCATCAAACTCTCGTAATGGTGCTTTCACATGAAACGCCTGGTCTTTAACATAATCCTCAGCAAACACACCACCCTGAACCATCGAATCAGGACTCCACTCCCCGTGGACATATCGCATAACATACTGCTTTGGTTGATTTAACTGAGATTCAATGTAATCAGGTGGGAGGTTCTCCTTATTATCCATCATTGAAGTCTCAATGAGTTTCGTATTTTTTCTAGGATTTGCTTTAAAGTAGTCATATCCCCAGAAGTTTGCTGGGTTGGTCGTCATGTTTATCTGCCGAAAGGGTACATTCCTGCGCAAACGTCCATCTAGGGCTTCTAGGATTCTCTGCTCAATTTCCTCAAGCTGGTCAATAAACACTCCCCCAAGGTTAAGGGACTTTAAATCCTGTTCGGCTTTTTTAATATCCTGCCCAGACCCCGCCTGAAGAGCATCCAGTCCCCATAGGATAATCTGACTTCCATTACCAAATTCAATAATCCCCTTTCCTACATGATGCTCGTATATCCCCTGAGGGCAAATATCAAAAAAATCAGGAAGGGTAGCCTTTTCCACCAACTGCCTAGTCTTACGCCCAAGGAGGATACGATTGCCAGGGAACCATAAACACAAAAGAATCAACTTCATAATAAACGCGGTAGTCTTACCAGAAGCAAATCCGCCAGAGACTAGGGTAAATCGTTCTTTAGAATTTATAAACTCCTTTTGCTTTGCATTTAGCTTGATTCCATTGAACTCCTCAATCTCAATATCCCCGCTTAGCCAACGTAGCCCCATTTCTTCGTATGATTTATATTGCAACATATTATAGGATTTGTCAATAGTTAGTATTTAGAAATTTTATAGGGAGGACAGTCTGGGACTCTATCTTATCCATCGTCGCTGGTGCTATCCCTACCCCCACACCACACATCGTCCCACCTGTCAATGAGTCGCACAATCTCTATTCTCCGACACTTGGCTGTGGGTCTTCTACTATATGGCTTGGTTGGGCCTTTTCTTTGACGACTACATTAAGGATAGGCACAGTTACCTGCTTGTTATCTCCCGTTACATCAATGCCGATGTCTTTCATGAGTGGCACGAGAGCTTTCAGCTTTGTACTGAGGTCTTTGTCTTGTGAGACTATCTTCATATACTGCTCAACCGCAAAATCTCTAGTCACCCCAAGCGTTCCTAACACACTCATAGCACTAGCCTGCGATTCTCCTTTGCCTGTAATTGCTCTCTGTAGTGCTCTTTCCTTTGTTATCTCTATAGCAGTCTCTAGTAGCTTTTTACCTTGTTTTTCTGAGGTTTTATCTGTGAAGCCAGCCTCTTTCGCCGCGGGCGCTATCTTATAGTTATGCTTCGGAAGATTCTCTAAGAGTTTGGTATGCCTGTCTCGTATCGGTACTTTAGTAGGTTTCCCCATTGAGATAGTATACCATACGGGACGAATTCTGTCTATGTACTGAAACCCCCGTTGATTTGACACTATTCAATAGACATTATGGTATACAGCTTGTCGGGCTCGGGGCCTTTGTTGTTTATAGATTACGCCATGTCTGGCCGAATCTGCGGTGGGGGTGAACCGCCTGTATGTTTGTTACATTATAGCATATGCCCATTACTTGACACAATGCTCGATTCTGTGTCCTTGTGTAAACTAAGGTTTGACTTACCGCGTGGGAATATGGCACATCAGACTTTTATAATCTATTTGTTCCTGGGGTTTTTCTTGCCACAGGAAGAGGAGGACTAAAACAAGGGTGGTGCCAATTATAATTTTCATAATATATTTTTAAGAATAGTTAGGGTTTCTTTTGGGTTCTTTACCTTTATTGTCTTTATAATTCCAATAACACTTTCATCATTCCCGTTTTTATATAGGGCATCTCCGAAGTACACACAATCTTTTGGGTTTATTCCATACTCTTTGAGGAATCTTTTTATGTTGCTTCCCTTGTTCTTTCCTTTCTGTGAGTAGTCTATGTTCGTTGTCCCACCAATTCTCATCTCAACCCCCTTTATCTTAGAGAGTAGCTTACGGCGGATATTACCCTTTGGGTCGAAAGACTTCTTCAGTTCTTGTGGTGCGTTGTGGCCAATGAGGGAATATGAAATCTGCCCACCCCTATCCTCTACTTGGTCCTGGGTGTACTCAGGGTTGAGTGCTCTTATGTGGCGATAGATTGCTCTGCGTGTATTAAAAGGAAGTTTGTCCCGCCAAATATATTCTCCATTCCAAAGCTCATTTCCACTAATGGGCATCAAGAACCTGTCCCCCACTTGCTTTCTCATTTGTGAAAGTGTTGCCCCAGAGATAATCACATGGGGGATTTTGTCTAGAAGCGTAGCCATTTCGGGCGAAATCCTCTGTCGAGACTCCGTTATTGTCCCGTCCATATCAAAGAAAAAGTATTTAGCCATAGCGTTGTATATCATTCTCATCATATTCCCCGACCATAACTTCTATTAACTCGCCCCCAAAACGAGAGAATATCTGGTGTCTTTCTCCCCGCTTGTTTTCCATTCTCCCTGTGAGGGACTGAATATCTCCTTTAATAGGAAACCAATACTCGTCTCGGTGTTCGTGAGTTTGTAGCGATGTTGAACCGCCTGGGTTAAATACCAACCTCTTAACTGTAATTGTGGGTGAAGTAAACAGTATCTCATAAAATCCCCAGGGGCGTTCGTATCTCAATCGCTTTTCTTTTAACCAAGATGAGCTTTGTACTTTATCCCCACCAATTCCCCATACTTGTTCTATCCCCAACTCTCGGCATACTTCATTCTCTGGGGTGTTGTCTGCTTTCCTATCCCCACCATTGGCAAAAATATCAGGCTTGATAAGTCTTAGGGTTTCGCAAACTGTTGTGTCGGTGTCTATTGAAATAACAACTTCGTCTACTGCTTTTAGATTTCTTATAATGGTCGCTCGTTCTTCTTCGGACATAAAAGGCACGCTTCCTTTGAGCTTCTGTTGTTTGTCGTTGTTTACTATCACCACTAATTTATTTCCGAGCCTGCTTGCCTCGTTTATCATATCGAGATGTCCCGAATGTAGTGGGTTAAAGTGTCCACTTACACAGACAACTGTATGTTTGAATAGTGGTATATGTGAGTTTTCTGCCATATTCTATATTTTTAATTTCGTTAGTGGTTCATATCCTAAATCAATTTGTGCTTTTTGTTCGAGGATAGTCTTCTTGTCGTAATCCGACCCGCGAAGTTCCTCGTTCTCCTCTAGGGTCTTTCTCCACTGTCGGTCTAAGGACAGCACTTCCCCCACTATGTCTTGCATTGTTTCTCGTGAAACCTGTATGCCATAGGTTTCGAGGATAAGATTACCAATAGCACGGTTTTTGTTTGCCCGTTCTCTTGCTCTTGGTTCTTTTATTAGGTAGTCTTTTATGTTCATTTGGATTTTTTATTCCCAGCCCGTTTTTTCTTCATCCATAATTTATTTCGTCTGTTAATTTTCGTTCGGTTTTTCTTTCGGTATTCTCTGAAGTATTCTGTTCTGTTCATTGATTATTTCTTAGTTTCCATTAAATCTATGCCCCGATAATACCAATGCCCACACCCAAAACAATTTAGTACATCAACTTTTTTTAGGTGTTCATGTGCCCCATTACAATTCCAACAAGACCTCATAGCAAACTCACCCTTTTGGATAAGTTTTCGTGCAATTTTTTGAGCTTGTTTCTTTGTAAGTTTCTTGTTCATAGGTTTTTGAACTTATTTATAATCTCTTTCCAGTCCTTAACGGGGTTTACAAACTTTCCTTTCACTTGGCGGTCAAACTCTGCGACTACCTTCTCTCCGTGTTCACTGACTAGACCCTTGCGGAATTGTACTTGCATACCCTGTCCTGCTCCGTTACACCTACCACATTGAGCACGGATAAATCTTTCATCCCAAGCGAGGGCGTTGTTTGAGCCTACAAGAGCGACGGGTTGGTAATGACCACTTTGAAAGTTATAGCTTTCTAGGTCTGTTGCACCACAAGTATAACAATCTCGATAGGTTCTTCTTATCCACTTTTTCACTTCTTGCCACGCTTTCTCTTTTTCTCCCTTATATCTCATGCTACTAGCTTTCCATTTTCATTGAATAATACTCGCTTGGTGTAAGCCCACAAAGAAGTGCTTGCATATCTGTTGCGTTTGGATTTTTCTTTGCTTCTTCTGGTGGTACTCCCTCAATGAACACTCTCCCCGTGGGACATAACATTTTAAGGAAGTACATTTGTGGTTCTCCGAGGTCTGTGTTTATTTCCTTGCCTTCAATGAGGTAAAGTTCATTGTTCCTGTCGTCTTTGTGGACTAGCGTTGCGTTCTCGTTGATGAGTGCGAGGGGGTTGTATTTAAGTGCGACTGTTCTCTGGTCTGCTATTTCAATCGCCATTATTTCCTTGAATGTCATCTTTTGAGATACTACTTTTTCCCAAGTTTCTTTCTCAAAATGAACCCCGTCAAGATAGTAGAATCCAGTTCCGTCTTTCCAAGAAATTGCGGGCTTTTGGTCGTTTGACAACATTCCATTATCCCAAAGAACTTGTGGGCGTTCGCATATAAACACGACATTCCCCACGAATATATTTATCGCAAAAGACCCTAAAATCCTTTCAAATAAATCAAGTGTTTCTTCGGTAAACTTCACGCCTATATATTTGGCGTATTGGTAAAATCCAAGCCACACAATCCACCAAGTAGTGTCATAAAAGTCGTACGAGAGGTTTTCTTTTTCAAGTTGTGAGCCGAGTTGTGAGTAAAGTTGTGAGTGAAGTTGTGAGCCGAGTTGTGAGTGAAGTTGTGAGCTAAGTTGTGAGTGAAGTTGTGAGCCGAGTTGTGAGTCAAGTTGTGAGTCAAGTTGTGAGATAAGTTGTGAGTGAAGTTGTGAGTAAAGTTGTGAGCTAAGTTGTGAGTGAAGTTGTGAGTAAAGTTGTGAGTCAAGTTGTGAGCCTTTTCTTTCTATTTTTGCACCATTTGTTGCAAACTTAATTAAATCAATGGTGTTTTGTATAGACTCTCCAACTATAACAATCTTCTCCTCTCCCCAAATCGTCTTGGAAAGTTCTCGTAAGTTGCTCCTGTCTATTGGCTCGCTTCCTTTAGCTACATACTTCTCAATATATTCAGGGATTTTTAACTCCTGTTCCTGTGTAAGTTTTTTAATCATATTAGTCTCGTACCTGACTCATCTTTTTTGCGAAGTAGTCGTAGTGCTTTTTAATTACTACCTTATAAACTGAGGGGGCTATTTTGTGTGGTGTGTGCACATCTTTTCCAGTTTTCTCGTGGAGAAGATTACCCATTTCAGGAAGTTCAATATAGGTTTCTCCGTTCCAAGAATACACCTTGAAGTCTTTTGTGGACTCTAGTGTGTGGTGATGTCCTGTTTCTGAGTGGGCAACAATATATTTTTTGTTTTCTGCTTTTAATACTGCACCCGTTGGTAATTTTGATGGCTTTAAGATAACTTCTCCGTGTCGCACAATTTGTGGTTTGTTCATGTTATTTACTTAAACCTAAGAACTCTGATAATTTTTCTAGGGAGGTGTAGTTTCTAATTTTTTTTGTTAAAAAACTTCTCAAAAACTTCTTTAAACAATGCTCACCACAAACCCCCCGTACTGTTATTTTTCCACAAACAAGGCAAGGCTCTTTTCTTAATTTAATTTTCTTTGTTTTCTTTTTGTTGTTCTTGTCCTTTCCCATAATTTATTTCTCGTTAAGTTAGTATTCTTTCTAAACCACACTTATCACATTTCAAGGCTGAATATGTTATAGTTGCGTGATATGTTCTCCATTCGTGCGTACACTCATAAACGCATTCATGTTCCCCTAAATAATCTTGGTCGCACTTTGAGCAATGTTTGATTTCGCCTTCGGAAATATATTCGTCTGTCATATTTATAGTAAGCTAGTGAGTAATACTATCGTGAGAAATGTAACAGCTAAAATCGTATATGCTTTCTTGAACACATCTAACATCTCTCCCCCTGTTTTCTTTAAGTCCTCTATGAACCACTTTCGTTCTAAATGTTTTATTTTCATATATATCGGTTATCTTTTAATACTCTTACTATAGCATAGCGTGGATAACACACAAGTCCTACCTGTGGATAACTAAAATACCGCTTTTATGCGGTATTCCTTATCTCTATTTCCTTCATTCGTAGTTGTGATTTTGCGGAAGAAATCATTTTTTCACAGCTTTTCATTTCCCTCTTTAGAAAGGCGAGTCGTTTCCCCTTATCTGTAACTCTCCACGCCATTTCGGTTGCTTTCACGGAATTATATTTATCGTGATTTGTAACATACCACTCTGCGTACTCATCTTCAAGAGTACCAGCTTCTTCTGACATACGAGAAAATAAACCTGATAGTTGCAGTTGATATTCTGCTAAGGTGTGTGGGTTTAGATTACCCGTGAGTATTCTCTGTTTTAATTCCGTCAAGTTCATTTAATTCTCCTTCAGTATCTGTTTCGGGAACAGCGTCAAAGTGTTTTTTTCTTAAAAAACCCAATTCTTCAAACCAAGACTCAATAAAATAATCGGTTTTTGTTTCTCTAATTCCGTCAGGAAGACCTCTCGTACCAGCGCAAAGAAGGAACAACTGGTCTTTCTCTTTACTTGTGGGTTTGCGAACTAAATGTTTATGTTGTTTCATTTTTCTATTGGTTTTGTCAGTCCAAAAAATGTTTTGCCAAAGTTTTTTGACTTATCACATTCTTTCTTTAGGTGGTGTAGGTCTTCTGTTGTCAGTGGAGAGAGCCTGACTCCAATATAAATCACAGAAAAGTTATATCCTAAATCTTTTAAGTTATTAAAGAAATACCCTATGAGTGCCGACCTCTCGCTAACCCGCTTATTAAGTTTTGTGTTCTTGGGTGGTACACGCAAAAATTGAGATATGGAGTTTACTTTTGTTGGCACACCTTCATCATAAAGTTCCATTTGTTGCATACTCTATTATACCTTAAAAGGGGGTTTCTTTCAAACTAGAATGGAATATCGTCTGAGTTAATGTCTTCTTTTGGGCGTTCTATTCGTTCGGTTTCTATTTTAACCGCTTCTTTCTTTAGTGTTTCGTCTGCGACAATCGCTGGATTGGTAATTGTTAGGACATAATTTTTATCTATCTTACAGGAGAGGTATGCCCCAGAAGTTCCTGTTTTCTTCCAGCAAGCACCGATTTCTTCATATCCAGTGTCGCTCTTAAAAGAAATCTTGTAGTCTGGTTGTTTATCCTTTTCTTTCTTGTTTGGAAAGATATTAAAGTATTCTATTTTCATATTAGTTTAAAAAATCATCTTTAGTAATAACGCCCGTTTCTTTGCGTGAACCCTTCTTAACATTACCATTTCCCTTATATATTTCTGCACCTATCCCCAAGTATGAGGCTATTTTTGTGAGTGCGTCTGTACCACCACCCTTCAGTGCGTCTCCCTTGTCATCGTTCGTACTTCCACCATACTGCTCTAATAATATATTCAGTTCTTTTATTTCTAATCTCCCGTGTACCGCAGACACATAAACACCCCTTGTGCCGCCATCTTTCAGTTTCTGCTCCTCTTTTTCGCAAGAGATGAAGTGCGTTGTGAACTGCCAACCGCCTATACCAAAGACTTCGTTTAGTCTGTCTATCACCGCCATCGGGTGTATTACGGACAAGTTTTTTCTCGTTGGATGTTGCTTGATTGCCCAACCTGGCAGTTCCTTTCCTAAGAGTTCTTGTGTCTTTTCGTCTATCGTATTTTTCATATTAGTTTATTGTTTTATAATTTGTCCCAATTTACTGGTGGCTCTCCGTCATCGTATCCGTTCTGGTGGTCTTTGTCATATCCGTATGTGTGTTCTAGTTTCAATGTGGCATATTTCTTTTGCCCAGAGCTTCCGTTACTATACATCCAGAACAGGCTTTTAATTTCTTTGATTTCTTTGGTGCAGATACGACAATCGGTGTGTAGGTCATTGTGTGTCTGGTGTTTTTTTACCTCGTCTTCGCTGTAGATTTCTTTCTGCTTCTTCTTGGGTGAGGTAGCCCGTGAGGACTTTGAGCGGTTCGTTGTTGCAGTCGGTACAATAGTTTCCTTTTTGTTCATATTGATATGGGTTAATTATTGTCTGGCAACTCACACACCTCGTCTTCGCGTTCGTTGATAAGATTGTCTTCTCGTATTTCTTTTTCGTCATATTTTTTAAACTCTATCTTCGCTATCTCTGCACTTAATCTTTCTGCTGCGGTTTCCTCTCTCCATATCGGTTCTCCGTCCCATTCGCCCGTTATTTTTTTCATATTATTTCGCTCTGTGTTAGAGATAAGCCGAGATAACCAAAACGACTTTTCTCCAACACGGAACGGGTTATCTGTTAATAGATATATTATAGTGTATCTTTTACATAATGCAAGCCCGTCTGTGGATAACTAATGGTACTTATCTAGTATAGAAAACCCAGCACCGATTACAACGCAGAGGATGGCAATCCACCCGTAGATACTTAAGTGTTCCCCTGCGAGGCTTATGTTTATTGGGCGTGTTCCTTGATTTATAAGCGTGAAGATTAC